TGCGTTAGCCTGAGAATGAGCGGGACACTTGCCGCCCCATGCTTTCGCGCCGGGATGCGACGAGTGATCGCACTTGTAGGCATTGTTACAGTGGTCCCAGACGGGTGTGCACCCGTCCTCGCGGGGGACAGGCTCCCACCGGCGATGGCAGCAGCGGCACTCGGCCCACGTTCCGGCATCAGCGTATTTCCCGCGCTCCAGATCGTGACCTGACCACCAGCACCGAAGACGGCTAACAAGACGAGCCATCCGACCCGCTTCAGTGCGTTGTTTAAGTTTCATTTTGGTTAGTAGTTTCTGTTTGTGATCCACCCGCCGCGTCGGCGGAGCCTGTCGCTCCCCGCAAGGGGGGCGCGGATTGAAACGGCTCATAAAATCCATCGGGCCGCTTCCTGAACAGGTGGACGCGATCGGGGTCAACGTGCGTCCTCAATCCGCCCTCCAATGGATTCGGCAGTCGCTCGAACGTGGTCGATTGCTTGTCGTGGTTTTCCCACGCATGGAGCTCATAGGCAGCGCCCATGATATTCCCGAGGATTTGATCCACTGGACCGAACACGCCTCCTTTGTGTTCGTATGGTGTGATTTCACGGAGATTTGACCACGCGATGTCTATGCGTTGGCCGGGTTTGAGGCTGCCTACAAGTTGGATAAATCGTTGTTTCATGGTGATTCGAGCAAAGCTGAACAAGTCGTGGGAGGCAACGGCGATCAGCCGCTACCTGAAATCGGAGTCATGTTTCGCCGTGCCATAGCTCAGCGTTGTGCAAAGAACTGCATCTCGGACACGGGATGTCGATTCCAGCGCCCGCCGCGCCAGATCCTTGTCGTTAGCCAGAGGATAATTAGCTGCCATCCACGCGGCGGGATCACCTCCCGTGTAGTGCGTCGGGTGCCAGCAGGCCGGGTCATAGTGAGATGCAACCGGCAAGTCGGTCCCCCAGTTGTCGGGCGTTTCGTTGATGTATTCGCCCTGCCAGTTCGTGCATACCGGGTGCGCCATGAGCACGCCGTTTATTTCTCGGGCGTGGACTAGGCTGTCCGCGTAGTCGCTTCCGTTTCCGCGTTCGGTGTAGTAGAGATATTGTCCGTGTTGGATGTCTTCCAGTTTCATAATTTAAAGAGGCTAACAAGTTGCGGCAGATCGACGGCGATAAGCCGCCAATTTGAATTCAATCTCCATCGCGCCGCGTCTGAACGAACTCCCGCAGTTTCGCGGCAGTCGCCCGCACGTCTTGGATCGCCCGCAGCATGGATTCGGCGGGACCATTACCGACCAGCATTCCAAGTGCTGCCCTGACGCATTTCGAGCATGGCCCGCTTCCACGCCCGGACCCGTCGCAGTTGGGCGTCGAACACCGTCCAAACGTCGAGGGCCATTCCGGGTGATTTCCCCAGAGATCCCGCAGCATCATTTCCAGCATTCGCTCGGGATCACCCTTGCCGCCATCACTGTAACGGCTAACAAGTCGAGGCACATCGACCCCCACTGGCTTTCCAGTTTCCAACGGTTCTTGGCTTCGATTTTGGTTCTCGTTTTTCATAGCGGTTAGGCTTCGTTTCGTGGGGTCGTGTGCTCTTGGACGTTCGCGGAAGAAAGCGCGATGAGTTCGCGCCCCCATTCCGCGAGCTGTTCGGCGGTAAGAGTCGCCCCGAAGTATTCGTCGCACATTTCCAGCACTTCGAATTTTCCATCTTCGGTCGGCGTGATTTTCACCACTCGATTCTCCGCGAGAGCCTTGCTGATCGTGGGTTCGTCCGCGCTGCCGTAGGCCCAACAATCAACTGCGAACAAGGCAGTCGAGGCAACCCCCACCAAGCTCTCCAGTTGCTTGCCGCAGTAGTGGCAGTCCGTTTCTGACGCTCGGAACGTCACTTTGCAGTTAGGGCATGTTTTCATGACGCTGCCAATTCAATACTTACAATCTCGATCCCATCGGCCTGAGCCTGATTAATCGCCAGATCCTTGGTTTTGGCCTGCACGATAAATCGTCGACCGTCCGGTGTTATTACTATATATGATTTCACGTTTTGCTTGTGTCGTTGTTTAGCCGCATTCTTGGCAGCGGTAAATGGATCGGTGGCCTTGGCTTGAAAAACCTTGCGTGACTCGTTTGATTTTCTGAATTTCAAGCAGTCAAAATTGGAATCTTTGCCGGATAGAATGTCTCGAAACCCTACGACGTAATGACTGATAAGCGAGCGCGTAACTCCTAGTTTCTTGGCAACCTCAGCCTCTGACTTGATGCCGTTGAGCTGGTCCAATCCGGCGGCAATGGCCATGCAATAGACCATGACTGGCAGGTTAGAGGATTCGATCAAAACCCCTAGAATACGGGCTAAAATCAATGACTGATCCTGTTTTTCATGGCTGGCAACGGCTTTGTTCAAGATTTTCAAAAACCGCTTGGCCTGCTCAATAGAGCATCCGACTTGATCGGCTAAAATCTCCTCGGGCGAATCCAGCTCGTCCGCCAGATCCACGGTGTAAGAATCTCTTAATAGCTCAGACATTGCGTTTGATTTATCCGATCAGTTTGATTTTTTCAAGCTCAATCTTTTGATTTCGGCTCGGTGACTCCAAGCGCATCCTCCTGAAGCTCTTCAATCCTCTCACTAATCCACCGCGCCTGCGTAACCCCACGGGCTTTGCAGATGCGCTTGAGCTTGGCTACTAGCTGCTCGTCTATGCGGACTGACAGCCCTTTGGCGTCACGGTATGCGCGGATTGCCGCCAATAGCTCGTCGCGCTCCACCTGGGCTTGTGCTGCCATCTCGACGGCAACTTGCCATTTGTTTTGCCATCCGCGTTCGTGGCAGGCGCATCCGGCGTAATGGGTTTGCGGGCATCCTTCTTGGTGTGGTTCGTTATATGGTTCTTGGTTCATCTGTTAAATTTCGGTTTTTTCATGGTTGCGGTTGTGTCATCTCCCTCGATAAATTTGATGCGTTCAGGGTCAAAAATCAATGGCACTCGATTCCCCGCGCTGCCGTTTTGTCGGTCCTTGTCGATCATCATAAATCTGTGCTGCTTGTAGGTTTCTGACTCCTTGTTTCGATCTTGGACTATTCGCAAAACCACATCAGCGTCCTCGCCCCAAACTTTGCCGTGCTTCGTGTCGCCATCCTCGGTCAACTGGCTCGGAACGATGATTGCTATGTTAAGCTCCCCGGCTAGGTCTTGCAGCGCGTTCGAGCATTCTTTCGCTGCCCCATCGCCTCCCTCATGCTTGCCAGTCGCCTTGATGCGTTGCGCGTAATCGACCACGACTATCTTGATCCCGTCCTCACGGTGCAATCTGCGAATAAGCGCAACGATGTGGGTGATTGTTGGAGTCTTCGGCCTGCGGATTTGCAGCGGAGCTTTGCTAAGTTCCGCAAACGCTCGTTTGATTTTGTTCATCACTAGCTTGGTGATTTCGTTCCCCTGATTCGCTTGGGCGTATTTTTTCGGGTCAGTGTAGGCCGATGCGTGCACGCCCGCCGATTGAATTACCATTCGAGTCATCGCGTCATGCTCGTTACCCTCAAGCGGCACGTATGCGCATGAGGTGCCAGCTAGGACTAGGCTCGAAACGATCTCCGAACTCATCGTGGACTTGCCCCCGCCTGGATATGCTCCAATGACGTAGAGCCTCCCCCCGTGCAATCCTCGGATGTGATGGTCTAGAGCGGGGTAGGTAGGGAGTCCAATGGAGTCCACCTCGCCCCGGATGCGCCGCTCGTATCCCTCAGCCTGCGCCCGTAGTAGTTCTTTGCGCGTGAGGATGACAGTGGATCCGCTCCAGATGCTTTCCGCCTCACAAAGTAGCCGAGATGCATCGGCTAGGGCCTCAGCGGGCGATTCTGGCGAGTCATAGACTGATTCCGTGACGGTGTGCCCAAGGTTGATGAGCTTCCTGCCGACAAACTTGCCTTTGATCGTTTCGCAGTGCTGCCGGAATTGGCCGGGGTTTGGCGCGTAGGTGTAAATGTCCGTCATCGCCCCCGGGCCTCCGATGGCTTCCAGTTGCCCCCGGTCCAAAAGGGTTTGTGTTAGAGATACGAATTCGATTTCGCGGCCTGCTTGGAAAAATTCCAGCATGATCCCGAAAAGCTTGGAATGTGCCGGCAGGTAGAAATGGTCTGTGGTCAATCCCTCTTCGATGGCGATGCCGATGAATTCCACGGGATCTTGCAGCATTGAGGACAAGAGGCTTTTTTCCGGCCCGATGGCGTGCGGGAATGGTCTTAGGATGTCGTCTGTCATTTGCGGGGATTGTTGCGGTTAGGGTTTTCTGAGTTGGTTGCCCATGCTCCGGCCCATTCTCTGAATCTCCCTCTCCAGTCGGCCAATGGGAAACCTTGCTTGTTTATCCATCCATCGCCAGTCATGCGGTCAAAAAACTTTTCGCAGCATTCATCCGAAATTGGTGGCATTTGGCCGCGTCCCAACTGGTAAACCTGCTCCATGGTTGCCCTTCGATGTGGTGACTCTGGTTTCGATTTTGCAAAGTCTAGCTGCGGCAGATGATCTTCTTCTCCTGCTCCTTCTTCTTGTCCTTCTCCTTCTCCTTGCACAAAGCTGGGAGAAAGGTGGCAGATTGGTGGCAGACTATCGGCATTTTGTTCTAAATCCAATGACTTATGAAGCACAATCCATCCACTTGCCACCAATCTGCCAGTTATCTGCCGATAGTCTGCCGGAGACATGCCGCCAAGCCTAGAAACTTCAAGAATGTCTTCAAATTCCATCATACTGCCGTCGCTGTTTTGAAAGGTTCCAGACTGCCGCGTGGAGATGCTCATGGTCGCCAGCGACTGACAAAGCGCCTGAAAAAATCCTAGAGCTGCTAATCCTTCTTTGCCGTCCCTCATTAGCTTTCTAAAGCCCTTCGAATCGCATCCAGATGGTGAAAGAAACCATCCAAGGCGTTGCCTCTTGCGTGTGTCCGCGCTCTCAAAGCACTGGGACCATTTAACAATCTCAATCATGGCGTGATTAGGTAAACAAAAAGCCCCCAATTCTACCCATCTGAGGAACCCCGGAAATGTAACCGGGCAGATGAGCAGGATTGGAGGCTGTTTGATTTAGGTGCATTTTTTTGGTTTTCCGGTTCCAGCGGAGTCTTGCGACGGGCTCAATCTACCAGCTAATCGCAACGGGTCAAAGATTTCATTTCGGGACCGAGTAAGAATTCACAAGCTCCTCCAGCTTTGCCTCCGCATCTTCCAGCGTGAGCAACGTCCACCCCTTTGCACCCCATGCGTTATTTCCCGGCGCGTATTCAGCGGGTGCAATGTCCTTGCCCGCGATGTTCATCCCGTCGTGGGATTGGATCTCTATGACCTCATAATTGACGTTCCGACTGATTGGGCTCGTTCCAATGAATAGTGCGAAGTTGCCAATGCGTTTGATTAGGGTAAAGCCGTATCCGTTTTTTGAGTATTGTTCTAATGTTTTCATGGTAGTAATTATAAATATGTTACCCGGCGCCACGCCCTGACCTCTTGGTAAAAATACAGGGAATGGCGACGGGGGTTTTTCGGCGTCATCACTCGATGGGCCGGAAGGTGGTTAGAAAAGCTTCATTTGCGATTTCTCACGCTTAAGCCATTGCATGCTTTCCTTGTAAAAGTTCTTTTTGATTTCAAAGCCAAATCCTGATCTATCACATCTGGATGCCGCGATGATCGTGCTTCCACTTCCGGCACAAGGGTCGATTACCACATCACCGGGATCAGTAAAAAGGGTTATCAATCGCTGAAGCAAAACAATAGGCTTTTGCGTTGGGTGGATTTTTTCACTGTCATTATCCCTAGGCCATTCCATCTGATTAAAAACCATCTTGCCGTTGTTGTTAAATTTCGGCAGTTTGTCGCGGTAGAGGATCAGCCCGTATTCGCAGTTACCAACAACCCTCATATTTGCCTTTAGCACTTGTGCAGAGAAGTTCTTGGTAAATACAAGATTGATATAGTTCATCAAGCCATGCTCCTTGGCCTTTTCGATGATTTCCATTTGCTGGTCAAAGGCGCAAAAAACAATCATGCAAGGCGCGGTTCCGGTTTCCTTTTTGTTCTCCGGCTTCAGCATTTTTGAACAAAAGTGCAAAAACTCGGATATTCGGAAATCCTTATCGGTATCAAAAAACTCGCTGTTTGCCAGCTTGCTTTCCCCGTTCGCGCTGTCACCTCCCTCATACCATGCCGGATTTGAGCCGTATGCATTCTTGCCGATGTTGTAGGGGATGTCAGCAATTACGAGTTGAGCCTTGGGGATGGCATGTCGCTTGTAGTTTTGGAAGTGGTCATTAAAGATTTCATGCTTTAAATCCTTTTTAGGCGCGGGATGGCCTTCTATCTTAAATTCGCTCATATGTTTATCTTAAAACGGCGCGCCCGTGTCTCGCAAGTTGATCCCCCCCGGCAATCTCCAGAGGACTCGCAAGCGCACGGGCGCATTTTGTTTGGTTTGTTTTCATCGGGGATCATCCGAGAGTCGCACTTGCGACGGGGTGAGATTGTTCGTTATTCTGCGGTCGTCAATTAAAAATTCCGCCTGCCGTATTCCGCGATTAAAGCAGCGTCCACAATCCCCATGTGCGGGGTCTTGCTTCGGGGTGTCGCCAGCCAAGTCTCATCCGGCCATAGCTCGTTAGCCTTGGCTAGTGCTGCCGTCTTAGTCTCGCCAGTCGGGACTTTGCCCAGCATTGTTTTTTGCCAGCGTTGCGGGGTAATGCGCTCAAATGGCAGGATCTTGGCCTCAAAAAAGCCACGGAATGAATGAAAGCTCGATGCGACAGAGTAAGCAGTGCCAGCGTTGCGGGAATTGTTAGGCTCTTCGATGGCATAGATGGCATTGGATAGATTGCCATTGCAAACCTCAGATAGCCAGATATGCACTCGCCGGATGTCAACCTCGTTACGACTACGCCAGCGGGCGGACGGCATGGCTAGCGTTGCGATGGGTGGACCTGGATGGTCTGACAGTGCGACTAGGCCGCCTGAGATTCCGTTGTCGATGCCAATGTAGATCATAATTTGTTCCAAAGTTTGATGTCATGCTTTTCCATCCAAAGCAAGCGCGGCGACTTGGATTCTGGGATATCAAATAGTGTGTCGTTCATTTCGTTTTCTTAGCTTTTGGTTTTTTCGATGTGTTGCAATCCTGCCCGCAGATTGGAATCGGCGGCAATACCTTTCCAAATATAGCCTTTGGGCGGTGATAGGTTTGCGCGGGGCGGTTGCAGAATGAGCATTGTTCGTGGCTCATGGATCTACCTCCCATTTCTCAATTGTGCGAAGGAATGCTTCGGCCTCCTGTTGACACGTAGCATCAAGCAACGTCTCGGCGTCCCATTCATTATGATTTACGATTCGGCCTTTGACGATGTTTGCAAGGTGTGATAAGAACACGTTGCGGGCATTCCAGTCAGTTTCCCATAGCTTGGCCTTGGCTTCCGCCATGGCGTTGCGGTCATTGACCGGATTGCCTACATGTGCATCAATTATAGGGACGTAATACATCGCGCCCTTTTGGATGTGATCGAATGCCCACCCGCAAAACTCCGCAATCGCAATCCTTTGGCGTTGGGGTGTCATGACTCCACATCCTCTCTGACATTAATCTTCGGCATGGTGGATATCATCTCACGGTCTAAGACCGTCATCCTGAATCGCAAGCCTAGTCCTCGATGTCCTTTGACGATGTTGGCAGTCTTTCCATGGAAGATCTTGCCAATCTCCTCGGGAGTCATCCCGCATTGACTCATGTGGAGCCATACAGCGGCTCGCGCCATGACTCCCTCATTAGTCCTCAGCGGTCCCGATGAATAGACCATGCGCGGGTCTGCTTTGAAGTGACTACAAGCGATTAGAAGGCAGGTTTCGAGGGCTTCAGCCCGTTCTTGTTTTGTTGATTTCATAGTCTTTCAAGTTGTGCTTTAATCTTCTCCTTCTCCCTAACAAGGGTCTTTAATCCCTCTTCAATCTTGGTTGTTTCGTCGGACCACTCGACCGTCACCAGTAGAGATTTCTCGCCTGGGCAGAAGCTGAAGAAGTCCCATCGGCGCAATCCAGTAACTGCCATCGAAGCATGAACTTGCAAGAAATGTTCGTCTGGCAATCCGCCATCAAGCAGCCATCCGAGGTGAGTCTCGACTAGCGGGCATTTGATTTCTAGGCCGTGCTGCCATTGCGCGTCTGGTCGCGAATTGTCATCTAAGATCAACCCATCCGGGGAGCATCCAAACCCGCCTGAGTCATGCTCGACAAATCCGATTTCTTGCACGTCAAAGCCCGTCAGCTTTTCATACTCAGCCCGGGCATAAGGCTCCAGCAAATTGCCATATTTTACCGGGATGTTATGCTCAAACGAGCGGGATTCCTTGAGCATCATTTCCTCTTCGCGGCTGAGCATGATATCCTCCAGTTTGCTGACTTCGTAAAGCTTTCCGCTAGCGTTAGTGTCCGCGATGTTGTCACGGATTGACTGCATCTTCTCACTCTTGATTTGCTTCAGGATTGCCGTCCTCGCTGCTTGGCAGAGGTTTAGATATTGCTCCTTGTTCGGGAGTAATGCTAGCAAGTCATCCTTGCGGGTTATGCCTTTGCGGGCGATTCCAAGCTCGTCTAGTTCGTCCTTGAGTTGATCGACTGACAGCGTGACCTTGACGGGTTCCAGCACGTAGTAATCAAGGCCGGATGCGGTGAAGTTTAAAGATCGGAGTCGGTCCCATTCGGGTGATCCTTGGGTGCAATGGTGGAGTTTCATATTGTATTATCCGAGGGATCGGACCTCGGGAGTGTTAGGTGTTAGGATGCCTTATAAGTCCCCTCAAGAATCGCCATCCGGTTATCATTGATGAGTCTCAGGTTGTCGAGTGGCAGCGTGTCATCGACGATTTGAACGCCGCTTTCGAGCAATCCGGCAGCGCGGCATAGCGGGGCGAACTTAGCCGTCTTGATGTCCATGTCGGCCATCCAATCGCGGATTTCGCCCAAGAGTTGATTGCGCTCAGTTGCGTCTGAGACTTCCACGGGTGATTCAAATGGTGGCTCGCCGTCGGGTAGTGGTTCGGGGTCTGGCAGGTCGGGAATCGGCCTTCTCAGGTCTGGGAACGTTGCGGTTGACGGGTTGTTGATCATTGGATTGTTGGCTATACTCATCGGGTTTTCGGTGACGACGCGCCCAGTCGCAATGCGAGCGTCATCGGCCAACTGATCGGAATCGCTTTCAAGAGCGTCTCGGATTTCTGGCGAAAGTTGCAGCCATTTTGAGCAACGGCGGAAAACGGTTTTCTTGGCCATCTCGTCGAAATCACTTAACCACGGGTGGGATTTGTTATATTGAATCGCGGACTTGTATCCTTGTGAGCGGTTGCGGATGGCTTCGATGTCATCCATGTTCATCACCTCGGATTTCTCCGATCCGTCCTTGAATCGCACTAGAGCATAGTAAGCATATGCCTCACCCCGTGGCTTTTTGAAGTTAATCTTGTGCTGTTTGATTTCTCCCCGGTCATAGTCGAAAAGGTCATTTTCACAAACCTTGTCAGCGTGGATAATTGAAACAATACCCGAGCGCATGACTAGCTCAACAATGCCCTTGTAATCGACTACAAGAGTGCACTCTTTGCCGTATGGGATTAAGTGAGCGCGTCTGCCGTCTGGCTCTAGTCCCATCGCGGATAGGTCAAGGAGGCAGCGCATAAAGCTCTCAGGGGTGCAATCCTGAAGCTTAGGCGTGCGGGTAAGAGCGGTGATGGCGACTCGGGTGAATCGCTCCGCTGTGAGATGCTTAGGCAGCGCAAGCTGAAATTGCGGCTGCATGGTTGTGATTAGACCTTTAAGGGTCTGAGGCTTTCTTTCTGCTAGTTGTGTACTCATGTTAGTAGATTCTGGATGTTTTGTTGAGGTTGGGAGAATTATTAATGACCAGTACCCGGCAGATCTGGTTGGTTAGGGTCTGGAAGTTGCTGGGAAATTGTTGTCTTGTATCGCGTTGTAAACGTGACAGAAGTTTCAACTTTGTTCCCCTCAAGATCTACGGTTGCGGCTATTGAAAGCTTGAGTGCTGGAAACTTGTCATCGTTATTCATGGCCTCTTCAATGTTTCCGTGCCACGCATCGAGGATATCATCAGAGCGTTCTTTCAAAGCTTCGCGTGTTTGGCTTAGGATGGCTTCAAGAAACGCATCCATGCGGTCATTTGATATTGTATTCATTTTGGTATTGGTTGGAGTTTAGGAAAAGAATTTGCAGTAAACGCCTGCGATGATCGCTAGCATGATGATCCCAGATGCGGAATACATGGCGATAAATAGGAGCGGCGAGCGTCCCTTTTTTGGTGGCCTGAGATAGGTTATCATGGTCGTAGGTAGCTAGTAATTATGATGAGCCAGATCATAGCGACGGCTCCGGTTAGTAGTGCCAAGAGGTATTTCATGGGGTTATTCTAGGATTTCGCGGACTCTTACCACTTCTTCCCATTGAAACTCCGGCGGGTGATCCAAAACTTCAAATTTGCCGTTGTCTTTATAAAGATAAAACTCCCTCAGCTTCGGCTTGATGCGGTATTCAAAAGCGTCATCGTTAAAACTAGGGCTTGGATTATCATCCCATTTGTCGTCTGGATTTAATCGAATTTTATATTGCACGGTTTCACCATTTGCAAATTCCGTGATGATAGGGAGTAGTTCTTTTGCGTGTTCTCTTGTCATGTTATTTTTTGGTTAGGGAAATAATAGTTCAGCCTGTGGGATCCGAATCCCAAGTCGCTCACGGCGTTTCTTTTCGCGCAGGAGCTGGTCGAATCGCTTCCACCATGAGCTGGATAGCTCAAGGCTAGCAATGGCACCGTTTAGAGCTTCATCGGAGTAACTGCGGATCATTGCGTTTGCGCTCATGAATCCTCCTCTCTCAGCTCGCGCTGGTTGTCACCATCATTCGCGGCGTGGTCTTGTGGCGACATGACGAGCAAATCGCCATGCACGTCCACCTCTACTACGTCAAGGGCGGCGGTGAGGTCTTGCAGGCTCGAAAAGAGCGAGGAGACTTCGCCCACAACTTCGACGTGGTTGGATACCCGCCAAGTGACGCCGGAAAACGGGTCTTTAAAAAAGCGCGGTTTCATGGCTTGGCTTTCTTGGCTGGCTTTTTTAGGGCGTTGCGAAAGATGGCATCGGCTACTTCATAGGCTTTTATGCCTTGCTCCGCTGCCGTTTTTTTGATGGCGGTGTGCACGTCGTTTGCAATTTGTATCGTTTTCATAGAGTTAATCCCGCGCCCGCCCGGCCTAACTGACCGGAAAAGCGCGGGAGGGTTTGGAAAGTTAAATTGCCGGAATAAGGTAATGAGTATACGTACCGTCCGTGGAAGGGTGCGGATAACTGTCGGACGGGTCAACCGTCCACTTGCTGCCATCGGCAGCGGTAAAGATGTCGCCATCCCAGTTGCCCGGGGTCGGGTCGCATCCAAGTGCAAAGTTTCCGGAATAATATGCTAATGTAGTTGTCATTTGGTTGGTCAGTTTGTGGTTTTGGTCAGTCGCGTCGTGCAACTGAGAGGACTAAATCAGATGGATCTCAGCCCGTCAAATAAAAAGATTAAAAAATAAAAAAATCTTTTTCCCGATCATTCTCCCGACGCTGCCCAATCTTGGGAGATTTGGACACGAAAAAATCGTAACCAAATCAAGACTGCCGAGGCATCCCCACAAACCCGCAAGCCTCACGGAGTGCGAGCATCGGAAAGGCTGGGCCTGGGTCTGATTTTCTGTCAGGCGCGATGTCGTCATGGCCTACCACGTCGTCAAGGTTGTAACGCTCTACAAGTGCCTTGCTGACTTGCTCACAGGCTACTAGCTGGGCGACAGGATAAGTCTCCCATTCCCTAACTGGTCCGCCGTTTTTGTGACGCGCCCTAGTTGACTCAAGTCCGTTTGAAAATTTCGTGGGGTATGAGTCGCCACCGTTTGCAAGCTCAATACCAATGGAGCATGAGTTCAAGCCGATGAATGTTTGGCCTTTGTTTTCCCATCGTGACTTGCCGGCGTGACCGCATGTAGCGTTAAAGGGGCGACATTGCTTTACTGTGCCATCGCGCTCAATGACGATGTGGGCGCATATGCCGCCGCCTAACTTGCGCCAATATCCAATTGATGATTCGCCGCTTGCTCCTGCCGTAAAATGGATGATAAGAAAACGCCGGATTGGCATACTTGATCCACCCAAGATAGGTTTACGGATTGCTGTATCAAGCCAGTGATCATCGGTGATTTTCATGAGATTTTTACAATGCGTAGTTGAGGGTCGACTTTACGGGTTGCCCAGATGTAGGCAGTGCCGAGAGGGCCGGCGACAGCACGATGGAAAATCCCGGTGCGAGGTTCGCCCCCGCGTCTTAAGCAGTTGTAGAACCAATCATCAGTCTGCTTGCGATCCCACGGGCAACCGGGAGTATTCAGGAATTGCCGTGTGAAATCATGAATCACGGCAGGCGCAAAGCCGCATTTTGGGGTAGGTGTTAGCCTGATCCAGCAATCAAACAAACTGATAACAGGCGAGTATCCATCGCCAGCGTATCCCCTGAGAATCTCAAGCTTTGACCCCGTGATAATGCCTAGCAGCTTTGATCCTGAATAGAACTCATACACACCGCCGAAATCACGATCTAACTCAAACTCGAAGTTTGAGATAAGAACAAGTGGCCATTGATTGGTTTCAATAGCACCGCATCCAATTCTGATTTCTGGGCAGTTCATTTTTTAAGCTCTTCGATCTGGCGTTTTAGATCTTCGATTTCTGCAAGGCTTTCTTCGCTTCTACTTTTTGACGTAACTGTCAAAGCGGTGTTCTGATCCAACGCTTGACGGTTAGATTTCTGGTTTCGGATAATTTCCTGACATTTCCACGCAACCCATGCGCCAAGTAGCGGCAACAATACTTTTGCAACGGCTTCAACCCACGCGCCAATCGTGCGAAAGAACTGCTCAATCATGGCTAGCACCTTGTCGAATTGTGCATCCGTTAGAGCAAGGAGGAAGTTTTCAATTAGGGCGATCATGCGGGTGTGGGTGTATAAAATCAAATTCCGGGAGTAGTCCTAGACCATGTAACCTTGCCACCGTGCATTGTTATGTCATTGGTATCCACACCTGTTACGGTGATTTTTGTGGAAAGCGCGGATGCGTGAGAGATCGAAACACTGGATGATTTAACTGAGTTTCCGATAGTCGCACCGCCGACGAGGGTAGCGCACAATTTGACCCCGCCTGAGCTGACTCCGTTGTTGAATTTTATGGCTGTTACTGTCAATTTCCAAGGCTCGGCATTTGCCGCGAATGGCCCAAACGTAAATCGTGCGGCCGCGTCGTCACCATAGTAAAATTTGAAAGTCTTGTTGTTCCCGTTGGCGGCTGTTTCGCCAAAAGCCACATACTCCAAACTCTCTCCGCCAATGGCGAGCTGCGCGACTTCCAATGTGTAAGGAATCACGCTTTTTTCGGTCGTTGTAGTGTTAGATTCTCCCCAGCCGACATAAAGAGTCCGCGCAAGCATGTCGTTGTTGAGGGAAGACCAACCATCCACGCCAGTCCTGTTGTTCCGGCGGCGGATGATTGGATTCTCCATCCAATCATCACGGTCTGCGGATGTCGGAGATGTTTTCAGACCGATTCCACCTATGGGGAAAGCCGATGATGACGGTAGGCTAGTATCTCTGAAATCCCGCATTCCCGGGAAATTGATCCGAGTCGCAACGGCGGTCCCTCCCTGAGTCGCCGCGTAAACCACCTGCACAGGCTCGCCCGATGTGATTGGCCCGTAGCCCCCGGCAAGCGTGCCGTGGATTTCGATCCGGCGACCTAGTGAGCTATAATCATTGTTAGACCACTCGATGAACGGCACCGCCACATTTCCATTCACGACAGCCGAAATGACAGCCTGAGATGTGGTTTGAGTGACTGCAATCCTGCTATTTTTCAAAGAAACCCACTTGGTTTGAGTGTTGTTTTGCAGGTCAATGATCTGATTTCCCGTGAAAGCCTCCATATTGGCGGATTCAACAAATAGCTTACCGCTTGTGACGATGGCAAATTTCTCGATACCGTTTCCACCAAACTCCCCACCGAGAATTTTTGTGGCAAATGAACCGCCGTCGATTTTCCAGCATGTGGAATTAGCAATGGTCCCGCCTCCTACAATCCTACACAAAAGAGCCACGGCAGTTTGCACCACATGCCAGTCATGGCCGATTCTCTGCCCTCGGCATGAGACGTGATCGAGTTGCAGCATCGCCACCTCAGCAAACGATGTCCCTGTTTCAAATCCTGAGATTTCCATATCTCGAAAAGTGAAATCGCTTCCGAGATATGCCCATGCGCTGCCAGTCCATTTCCTGCCGTAGATTCCGGCTTTTAGGTGCGTGCTGATTCCTTGCCCATAAATCGCTAGTCCAAAAATATCGAGATTCGAAGGGCTTGCAGTTTCATCCGTAATTTCGATGCCGTGATATCCCGTATCTTGCTGGTAGAGTGCTGCTCCATAGCCGTAGATCGTCACGCTCGGGTTTGCAACTTTGACCCGCCCTTTGACATAAATATTGCCCTGCAAAACAAGCGGACGCTGGAGCGTGGATGACGCTGCGATGGCTGTATTGAGCGCGGCAACATTTGCAATGGCAACGGACTCGGTCGAGTCACCATAAACCACTCCATAAGCCGACGCATAAATAGCAGTTTCGGGTGTCAGTGCCGCCCTCGTCGCCGCTGGATTTGTGCCGATCACTCCATTCAACGCGGAGTTTGTCATTGACGACACTCCGCCGCTGGATGTAACAGGGCCGCTGGTTAGATCACCGCTAGCGTCATCCCCCGGTTCGCCCGCTGGCCCAATCGGCCCGCGATTAATGATGATAGTGTTAATCATGCGTAAGGTGTGTTTGTGGGTTCGATAATAAGTCTAACGGGGCATGACCAATAATCATTTGCGTCTGGGTCGGTTGCCTTCACGTCGTAGAAATAAAGCCCCTCTTCCAAGTCGTCAGTCTGATAACTCCCCACCGGGATTCCATCGACTAGTGAAATCGGAACATCGGCGGCAGTTTCGCCTTTGACGTATTCCTTGCAGATGCGGCAGGCGAAAGACCATGTTTCATTGACAGCGATAACTTCTCCGTCTGCGTCCTTGAACTCAAGGCTCAGTGCGAAAACCTCACCGCGCTTGATTCGTTCTGTTTGCATTGCTTAGACGGTCTTGCCGATGACTGTGATTTTCATGTATGTTTTAGACCAAGTGGAAGGGGTGAAGGTGTAAGCGGTTTCAGTATCAATACCAAGAAGGTTTGCGCGAAGGATAACTTCGCCAGACTTCATTGTAAAAATATCTGTCCCGGTTCCAACTGCACCAACGGCACTTCCAGCGCCTCCAAAATGTTCAATCAACATTCCGTTGACGGTTGTCATGGTATCAAGCGCGATGCCTTCAAAGTCCGTATCGGCATCATAAATTTTCACGCCGTCAGAAACTACGCCAAAGGTGGTATTTGCCGACATTGCGGCGGTTGTGATTCCGCTAGCTGTGCCAGTTGCAAGGGCGATGTTAAGGGTGCTATCATTTGCGGCGTAAAGGTTAAGCGTTCCGCCTGGGACTGTAAATGTGGCGGTAGGCTTGCGAGTTGCAACAATTGCCGCGCCTGAACCTGAAGCTGTATAAAGAGCAGTAAAAGCAGCATCGGCATTAAGAGCGGCGCGGACCTTAGCGGCCCACAATGTAGGGGTGTCGGAAGTTGTAACGGCGACAGCGTAAGTTTTTGGAGATCCTGCCATGCCTGCTGCCGTTACGACAACTTCAGCGATGCCGCCCGTGGTAACGGTTCCCGCTGCAGTGGCAGTTTCGACCTGCGCAACTCCATCCACAAAGGCGGCTGATCCCGTTGTTAGTCCGGTAGATGGAAACATCGTGAAATTGTCGCCAGTGCCAGCGAAGACAGCCATCATTGAATAAGCGACGTTTGCATCTGGAAAAGCAATACTGCCGTTAGTTGGCCCGATTTGAAGGGTGCCAATTACATTTGAGCTAATGGGAGTGGCCTTTGCATTGAGGCCAAAACTAGCGCGGGCGGATGTGAGATTCATAATTTTGCGAGGTTGTCAAAATCAAGGCTGATACGTGTTCGATTTGACTGGGTGATTGATTAGATTACGGTCAATAATGATACGCTCTTCAAAAGCTTTCATGGTCTCCATCCGATCAGAGCCCATGCGCCAACTCACGCCCCCGGCCCGCCGTTCACGGCTGCCCCTGTGGCCGTGTTCCATGCTGCTGCTCCCGCCGATGTGGCGTAGGGCCACCACTCCTCAACCGTGATGGCCAATGAAGCCGCCGTGACCTCCATCGCCAGCGCCTTGGCAGGGATCGAGAAATCCGCCCCGCCCAATGTTAACGTCGCATCGAAATCGATCGTGTCCCCCACAAGATCGGGGTCCGATGAGATGAAAGCGTCGCCGTACTCGACCCCCCCGACGAAAAAGCGCAACCGCAACCAATACCCGCCAGTCTCGTCTCTCATAGCCTCTGGGTCTCCGCCCTCGGTCCATCCAAACGCGGCAGTCACCAGCGTGTCGAAATACGCCAGCGAAACACCGGATTGCTCCAGGACCTCAATCTCGTTAGCGATCTCAGGGTCCCCCGATTCGCTGGTGTTTCGGCGGGGCGTGACAACATTCATCGACGTGCTGGATACCTCTGTTAGAGGCCCCTCTTCCGGCGGCGGGTCGATGTACCGCTCATGGGTGACCTCTCCGACTAACCTCATTTTCCGAACTCTATAAAAAAGCTCGCATACCTGCGCCAGGGTGAACGGCCCGGTCAACGCATCGTCCGCCCCGGCTGCCGCCGCCGTGGTGTCCCCGTAAGGGAAATATCTGTCCGTTCGCGGGCTGCTGCGGGTGGTGACGCGGAGGCCCATGGTTAGATCGAGGTTGAGTACGTCGGCGCGCTCTCGAACACCTTGACCGGCACCCCGTTGAGAAGTCCGGTGGTGATCCGCACGCTGGTGAATTGCGCCTGCCACGCGGTCGCCACCGTCCCTTCCATGGTGATTTTCCCGATGAGCAGGCGCAGCTTCGATTGCGCTAGCGGGTCGCCGTCAATGACGCATTCCTTGGCCGCTTCCGTGGCGTCCGTTTCGATCCGTAGCGCCCATCCGGTGAGTTCGAGGCTGGAGTCAACGTCCGCCTCTAGGACGACGTAGCCCTCCGTTGCTGTGGTGTCCGTTTCGACGATACCGGTGAGCGAGATCGCAGCTCCGTTCGTGCCATCCTGAATCCCGCCTTTCGCGATTTTGTATTTCGCCGTGCCGGACACATTGCTCGTCGAGATTTTGAACGGATGGTCGAACTCTTCGCCCCCGGACACTCCCCCGTCGCAGCCGCCAGCAATGGTTTGGAATCCGGCGGTCGTGATTTGTCCGTCTTTCCAGTCCAGCTGGAAAATCGCGTTGCCATCGCAGTCCACAAAAGTGATTCCGCCCGTGCCTCCTTTTTTCTGGTCGAGATATTTGAAGTTGGCCATTAGATCCCGAGCGGACAAGGCATAAGGATACCCGTCTTGGTTGACGGCTGGTGCTCGTCTCAATCTCTCTTCGAAGTCAACGGGTAGCGGCATGGTTAAGGTTCCTCGTAAACGCTCACAAGTGCGACGGTTGGATTGGTTTCAACTTCGCGGGTCATCTGGATTTGATATTCCACATACTTCCCATAAAACTGCTGACCCGTGATTTTCACAATCGGGTCTTTGATATAAATATTTAGCTTAATGTTTGGATCTCCATCGACTTGGCTTTGCAGCTCCAAAATGTATCGGCGGCGAAATGACATATCAGGAATGGTTCCTGCCTCTGTAAAAATCGCAGAGCTTTGATTGACGCTGCCAAATGGGGGAAACTGTGGAGGCAGGATGAAATTTTCCCCGGTATCAACCAATGAAACATTAGTCCATCCCACGCGGGAAATGTTAAAGGGCAAACGCGCCTCTTGGCCGATATTGATGGCCCCCGGTGTCATGACGGTCCCTGTTGGAACGGTAATGGTTCCAGTGGCCTCATAAACCGAGAACGTGATATTCCCCCCTGCATAGTCATACTCCTGTTCAATCTGCGTTAACTGGAGATTTGAAAGGTCAGAGTTTCTGCGTCCATAGGCGGAAACACGGTATTCAGTAAAGCCGTCTTCGCGCTCAATCTCGTTAACGTCTGGATATATAAACAATCCTTCCATGCTCGGATTTTGATTGCCGTCTGGCATCGGATTAGCGACGGCACAGATGGCGCGATGAGCCTCACGATGCGAAGTCTCTCCGATGTAGGTTTGATCGACCCGCACAAGTCCACCGGGGAAGTTAGTAACTGACCTTCCCGGTTGCGCGATTAGCTCGCCTCCTCTTGAGTGGTAAATCATGGCGCTAGTGCTCTTTGTGGGAGTTTAGGCTCAATCTTTTCGACAGCCTTTTTGATGGCCTCAACGGCGTTCTTGATCCCCGTCATGATTTGATCGTTTTTGATGTCTTGCTCTTTGATTTTTTCACGACCTGGATCTTTCTCAAATCCGCCTTTGCCCTTGCCTTCTTTCTCTAGTAGTTCTTTGCGGATTTGCTCGTTAGACTTTCGGAAGGTGTCCACCCCTTGTTCCTTGGCGATATCACGCAAGGACTTGTTAACGCGGCTTCCCTGCTTCTCTCCAAACTTTTCGCGGATGGCCTGATTTTGTTCACGCTCCTCAATCTGTTTAGAAATACGCTCGGCCTTCTTGACGTTGCCGGATGAGAGAGCTTCATCGGCTTTCTTGCTGAGTTTGCCACCGGGATCAACCTTTTCTTTGTTCTGGAAATCGGCAATCCGTTTCATGATTTCCTCTGATAGAGACAAGGTTTCCTTTACCGTCTTTGCTGCCTTTTCCATGGCAGTTGCTCCGGTTTTTAAATGATTCGCCATGTTGAATCCAAGTTGCGGCAGTTCCTTGATATCTTGCCGCATATCATATCCACCTGATAGGCTATCTCTGAACTTCTTGCCCGTCGCTTCAATCTCGGCAAAGTCTTTTTTCATCTGAGCGGTTGCATCCTTAGCTCCAAAAAAGTCTTTGTCTGATGAATCAACAATCTCAACAATCTTGCCTATCTCCGATCCAACATCTTTCACCGAATCCTTGATGCTTTGCCCGTATTCTTTTGATACCTCGCCTAGACCTTTGGAGAGTTTGCCAAGGGATGTGTTCACACTGTCCGTAAAGGCAGATTCAAAAGTTACTCCGCCGGATTCTGCTGCGCCTGTTAGCAGTGATGTGATTTTACCGGCAGCATAATTCAACGGGTTTGTTAGTGCTTGGCCTAAATCACTGGCTAGCATTTTAACAACCTCTCCAAGTGATATGACGGTAAACCTAATAACGCCAGATACTGCCTTCACTAGTGTTTGCTCAATGTTTTTTGCAGCACCTAGCATGGTGTCGATGAAAAACTTTGCAGAGTCGGCGTATGCTTTTTGCAGTGACGATGAAACAATATTGAGGATTAAAGAAGGAATCTCAGATGTCCAAAACGCGGCGAGATATTTTCCCCCGGTGATCAGTCCATTCAAGTAGAGATTCCCCGCATTGCGAAAGTATGCGCTTAATGCTGAACCAATCGCATTGACTGCGGCCATAGGTTGCAAGAAAACACCAGTCATAACGTCGGAAACTCGCAAAACAGAATCCATAAGTTTTGACCCCCATGACGCTCCATCAATACCGGCAAGCATGTTGGTAAAACTAGCAATTGCAGGAGTGGCTTTTTCTATAAATCCCGCTGCAACTTCAACAGTCTTTCCTTTAATTACGGTTAAATTATCTGAAATTTGATCAAATAGCTCAGAGCTTCTGTCCATGACTTTTGCCATGCTGCCTAATTCATATTTTGCACCTCCAAGGCTTCCAGAAAAATCACGAAGAAATGGCAGCAATTCACCGCCACTTTTCCCAAATACCTGAACCGCTAAGGCCCCGCGCTTTGCATCATTATCAACTCCCGAGATTGCATTGGCAATAGCTTCGAGTTGATCCGTTGGAGATTTGTTGATTAGGTCGGCATAGCTTAACCCGAGCTCTGTAATGGCTTTGCGTTGGCTAGATGCTGAGTCGCCAGCGTCCACGATAAACTTCTGGAGCTTGTTAATCGTCGGTCCTACTTTTTCCGCGCTAGATCCAGCGTTTGAAAATGCACGTTCGAGCAAAAGCATGTTGCCCGCTGATTCGCCAGTCCTGCCAGCTAGGTCGTTAAGCCTGCCTCCCATGTCGAGAGCCTCTCCGAATGAGTCAATGGTCCCCTTGGCCACATTAAATGCAAGCTTGATTGCTCCAATGCCGATAGCAAGACCAGCCCCGGCAGCGGCCATACTCTTGAAGCTCACCCCGAATCTTTCGCTCGTCTCCTTGCTCTGGTTTTCTAGGCGCTCCAGATGCTTTTGCACCTTGTTTAAAGTGCTAGAAAGGTTGGTGTCCTCGGCTCCGAATTTTACAGTAGCTTTACTCATGTAGCTTCCTCCTTAGTAATTGAGCGCACGTTGCGCCCTCCCTTTGCGAGATAGTCAAAAGCTTTTTGGATTACCTTGGCCATTTTCTTTCCTGCGATTTCGACCGAGTCAACCATTACACCTTCTTTGCATAGCCTTGAGATATAGTGCGTGGTATTGGTCATGATGACATGCGGGTTTTTTTTCACGTCGAAATGCGGGCTAACCTTGAAGTTTTTACCCTTGTGCCGCTTGGCCGATGCGGGGATACCTCTTGCGCCATCGCCCTTGATCCCGCCAATCTTGCGAGCGCATTCTGCCCAGCCGGATTTAGCATATTGCAAGCGTTTCGAGATTTGTTTCCAGTATGCATCAAACCCGGTTTTTGCGAAATAGATTTCTTGGCGCGGTGATAATGTTCTTCCCGTGCGTTTGCTTCGATGTTGCAAATGCACGTCTCCAATTCCGCCGCCGTTGACCATGTGCAAATTCGATGCGTCCTTGATGATTCCACAAGCTTTCAAGATAGCAGCTAGAGTTGCGGGATTGCCTCCGTTGACTGCGTTTCTCAGTCTCGTTTGCAACTTGGAATCTTCGATCATATCGGCTTTTTCCTCAAGCTTTGCCTTGTCCTTGACGACTCGCAGCAGGTCTTTTCTGAGGTATGCTTTATTACGCTCTAGAGTCTCCCTGCCGCCTTTACCTCCTCCCGTAAATGGCTGAGTTCGATTCGCCAACTCGACAGCGCAAAGCCTAGCATGTTGCCTCACGATGTCACCCATGGGTTTGCCCGTCATCTCCTCAAATCGGCCAAGCATCTCCTTGAGATTTGATGCGTCTAACTTGACCGATTGCTTTGCCATTACTTAAGTTTTGCGAGTGCTCTTTCTATAATGTCGAGGGAGTCAAAAGTTTCAGCGTTGCTAGTGGTGTTCCAGACTCGATCAACTCCGTGGTAGTAGTCATCGGAATGGATCATCTGGAGTCCGACAGCGTAGGGCAGTTTTAGGATTTCCTCAAACCCCCAGCGGGTAGCCTTGTTGACGCGATACACGTAACTTGCCAGCCAGCCAGGGGCGTTTAGTTTCCCTCAGACGCGCTTCCTGATTCTTTGATGGTTGAGGAGCTAGTAAACCATTCCGAGATGCGCTGATTCATAATTGCGGAAAGCTCCTTGAAGTCATCAACCGACGGATTCCGCTTTTCAATCCATGCGTCAACGGCGTCTTTGAACTCTTCGGGATCGTTCACGTATCCGCGCAAGACCTTGTTTTCGGTGGTATGAAGTAGGGCAAAGGCGCATACCCTCCAAAGGATGTCCATCTTGTCGTCATCCATCACGCCATTGCGTTTCATCCAGCTAACTCGCAGGCAGTCGGTAGGTTTGAATGTCATTCCTGCAATGTCAACACTGCCGCTAACCATTGCATCATTGCGCATGATTTCATCATCTGTCATTAGTTCATCGTTCATAGTTTTATAGTAGTTTCGAGACTGTTTTCTTGGTTTCCTCGCTGGCAAACTCAGAGATTAAAGCTGTATTTTCACCCTTCTTGATTTCAACCCTCCGAGGCATTGCGCGAATCTCCGCGATAAGCTCATCCCGACTAGCGGCATAGCATCGCAGGTAGTTGGTAACAGCCTTGTAGAATAAATCCTTTTGCGCGGATGTTAGCTGGTCAACTAACTGCTTTTCGTGATCCGCTTTCCCAAGTGCTTCCGCCCCCTTGGTCATGTCGTGGTAGATTGGCTGTGCTACCAGGCCATCCGGCCCCTTAGCATCAAACCAATAAACAATCGAATCACTGCCGTCATCGCGCTTGGTTTGAGAGCTTGGCGTTTTGGTAAATCCAAACGTAGCGAGCGCGGTTGCCACCTTCAGATTGGTGGTGTGGAATAGTCTTTTCTGGTAGTGTTGAATCATAATTTATTGCCTGCCAAAACCCGGGCAGGCTCGGGTGGTTTAGATTAGGATTGCAGGGTCATCGTTGACTCGTATTGCGTCACGTCACAGCTGATCTTTTTGAACTCGCCTTGTGCCGATGTTTCGCTGATCGAATCAATCAGAATGGTTCCGCCTGATAGGCCGAAATTGCTGGTGTTGTTGGCAAGCGTGATAAGGTTAGCCACCTCAAGATCGACCGAACCGTTGATGAACCCATCAAGCTTGATAGCGGCGGTCTTGCCAGTATAAGCGACGGCAATGACATCGCCCTCAGCGTCCATGATTTCGCTCTTTTTGGTATTAACCTGCCGAGAGAATCCGGTAAGGATCAGAGCGGTTTCGTTGACGATTCCAAACTGGGTATCGGTTGCGGCTGTGGATACGTAAATTGTTGCGGCCATAATGGTGGGAAGTCTAAAGTTAAGGGAGTGTCAAATTTCGATGATGCCAAGGGTCAGGTCTGCGGATGTTGTCCATCTACCGTCGTCTTGCTGATCATTCCATTTTAGAAGTTCGGCTCCGACGCATTGCGAATCTGCGGGGAAAAATGCTGTGAAGTTATCATCAAGTTTCAGCGCGGCCTTGAGGCTGGCGACTAGGTTCTTGTGAAGCTCTAGACCGCCTTCGATCATCTCTGGTGTTGAGATGGTAATGATAACGGGAGCAACGTAGAGAGTGCTTGCGGGCGCGTCCGTGTCGGCACAGATGACAACCACGAAGGCTTCATCGTTTGGAATCTCCTCATCAAATTGCCCGGGGTGAATGATTACCCCTTCGAATTCAGATAGGGATTTCAGCCAGTCCGTGATTGCTTTTTCAACGGTTAGATTCATATGAGTGATCCGGTTTGCAATACAACTACATACTCGCCGTGGGTGCTTACGGGGTCTTTGACTTCGATGATGCTATACTTGCGCCCGTTGATCGTTACCTGCTCTTTACGTGCTGGTTTTGATGCAAGATCGCTTTGCAGGAAGCGGGCTGTTTGCTCGCCGCTAGCTGCCTGCCCACCTGTTTCTAGGTCTATGTTTACGCGGATGGGTGATAAGACTGCTTTGACGGTTTTTCCCCGAAATGTAACGTCCACACCATGCGCGGTGTTTTGGGTTGTCGCCGTCTTAAGTCGGAAAGCGTTGATCGAATTAGCTAGCATTCTAAATGTGCCGCAATGTCAAAAGAAACGCCCCGCCATCGTGAGACAGCGGGGCGCGGGAACAACACAAACAACCGAGGAGATTAACCCATAAGAGTGGCGACATATTCAGGCTTCCAGACTTTGACGCCGTAGAATGCCATCAGTTTGATCTGATTGATTCCGTAGCCTTTGTATAGGCGAGCGGAGAAGGAAAGCCCTGTCTTTTCGTCAAAGAGAGTGGCGATTTCTTCACCCATGTCGCCGCCTGGAGGTTGAGCGGGTGGACGAATGGCAAGCTCGATGGCAGAGCGGTGGAATCCGACGTTGGCGGTATAGTTGTTACCAACTGTGATTGCGTTGTTGTCGGCAATTGCACCGCGCAAACCGGGGTGATTGATTGTAACCACGTTGGAGGCAAGCGGGCTTCCCACCACGTAGTTGAAACCGCTACCAGCGCCAGAAGCGAAGGTAATGATATCACCCGCAAGGATGGTCCCGGTTCCGGTGTCCGTGGTGATTGCGCGGCTACCAGTTACCAATCCGGTTTGATTGACAAGGTATCCCGATCCGGTGCCTTTGGTATGAGCGCGGATGCCTGCCGAGGTGCGGATGGAGAAACCTCCGATGTTGAGCAGCTCGCCACGGCGAAGAGTGGAATCTGATCCGGCCTCGTTAGCCTTGGTGAGAGTGCTAAGGTTGCGAAGGTTGGTTCCTGCAGTGGTCGAGATTGCCAAGGAAAGCATTCCGTCATCCATGGCGCATCCGTTATCTTCAAGGATCTGGCGAAGCTCGTTTACAGTGTTGAAGCTGGACGCGAATGGAGTAGTTCCAGCGGTTCCAACTGCGCGGCTCGATCCTTGATAGGCGGCGGTAGCAATTGCGATTTCAAACTGGTTGCGAAGCTGGCGGATGGCCTGAGCGTAAAGCTGAGTAAGCGCAGCTTCAGCTCCAACGGTGTTTGCAAGTTGCAGGAATTGCTCTCCCTTAAGCGGGATGCTAGACCCGGCGTAAGAGTTGAGTGTCATCGAATCGGTTGACGTGGTGATGTCAGCAGCATCCGGCACGGTCATCGCTGGCGTGTAGGAAGTCTCAAGCGTTGGCTGAGTGCTGCGCATTGAGGTAACGGTGCCACCGGACGAAACGCCTTCAGTGCCGCCGTTGGTGATTACGCCTTGTGCAAAGGCTGTTGGCTCTGCGACAACTTGATCGCGAGCGACGTAAAGGATTTCAGTTAAACCCGAGAGTGAGATGTCGTTGGCCATGGTAGTAGGTAATTAGATTTGAGAGTGTGAGTGTGATTAATCTGTTAGTTTTCCTCCGTTGCGGATGAATTCATTTCGTGCGTTTACGGGGAGGTTTTGAAAGTCTGCGCGGGGCATTGCGTTAGAAATTGGGGAATCAACCTCAACGGCTGGAATAACCTTTGCGGCAGCAAGTCCAAGCGAGGATTCCAAGCGGGCAAGGGCTGTGCGTTCGGCGGCAAGATCGGTGATTGCCTTGTCACGCTCTTTCGAGACGGCATCAAACTTGGCTTGCAGGTCGTTAAACTTGGCAAGGATGGATTCAGCTCCGGCGATGACTGCAACGGGGGCGGATGGCTCAGGCTCGGTAGCGGGGGCAGGCTCTGGCTCCGGTGTCGGTTCTGGAGTTGGCTCAGGCTCAGGAGTAGGCTCAACAATCGGCTCGATTGGTTCTGGCTCGATTGGCTCGGGTGTTGGTGCGTTGTCGCTCATCACAATTTCTTTCGGTGTCAAATTCACGGGCGGATTCTTGAACTTTTCCAAACGAGAAAACTTATTCGCACTCGCCGCCATTTCGTAAGCATCGGTAATCTCATCGACAAACCCGGCATCTAGTGCTTCCTGCGCGGTGAACCATGTTTCATTGTCCATCCACTCTTCAATCTGTGCGATTGATTGGCCGGATTTGGCGGCGTATGCGTTCACAATTCCGGTTTGAATCTTGTCGAGTAGTTCGGCCTGATCCCGCATATCATCGGCATCTCCTACGGAAAAGCCCCACGGATTATGTATCATGTAAAAACCATTTGCCGCCATCTTGACGGGCGATCCAGCAAGGGAAATCACGGTTGCCATAGATGCGGCAAGCCCTTCGATTTGGACCGTAACACCCCCAGCATGACGCTTGAGCGCAGTGGCGATGGCGTTGCCGTCAAACACCTCGCCCCCAGGGGAATGGATGCTGAGATTGATCCGGTGGTTAGATGGGACTTGCTTCAGGTCGCTGATAAAATCCTTTGCGGAGATGCCCCAAAATCCAATCTCGTCGAAGATTGAAATGTCAGTTGATGCCTGATCGGCCTTTGCTTTGATGGAATACCAAGTTTTCACGGTGTTAGTTTTCGGTTGAGTTAGAATCTGAGTTTTCGGTTGCGGCAGTCTCACCTAATGCCCCGTCTTTTCCGACAAGGGTGATTGGACGGCGAACGCCCTCATCGTCTGCCCATGCGGATATTACGTTTGCATTCATGGCAGGGAGTCCAAGCGATTCGCGGAATATGGTTTCATCTTGATCGTTAGGAGTGATGCAACCTGCGCGAACTCCGACGCCATAGGCATCCATGAGAGCTTTTTGCATTTCGATGTCGCTAGTTGCTGGCTCACTGCTTGCTGGCGATGGTGCTGCTCCTGTGCCTTGAATCGGAAAGACTTCTGCCATGTTTAGCCCCCTGGCTTCACACTTAGCTTTGCGCCGCTCGAAAGTGTCAAGAATGTCATCCTCTTCGCTTTCTGCATCAAACCCGTGAAGGTTTGCGTAACGCTCGAAACTCATCAGGCCCTTTTCAAGTAGGTCAATGTAGAGCCTGCCATCGCGCCCGTTATCCACGGTGATTTTCTTCGGCGGGATGAACTCACACTGCCACCAGTCATCACCGGGGTATGGCAAACGCCCTGCTTTGATCTCCTGATAGATCCAAAACTTCCAAAAAGGTCGGCAGAATTGATCGACCAGCATCTGTTGCAATCGCTCCAAGAAGTTTTGAGCTACTTCAAGCAACCCACGAAACTCTGTGCCGGATGCTCCCACGAAAATCATTAGAGCCTCTGGAGGTAGCCCCACGGCCCGCGCAACCTCGCCCATGACGTAGCGCATCATCGGCTCGAAACTTTCGCCTGGGTGATCGTTTTTGAATGATTCAATCTTTTCCCCGGGCTTGAGCTTGGGAATGATCGTGCCGTTGTAGAGGGAATCGGTGTTAACCTCTTTGCCCTCCACGGTCAGAGACTTGTTCTTGTTCGCGCCTAGTCCGATGTTTGATGCCTCTTGTGAGGTGATCGTGTAACCGATCTGTGCCCCTGCCTTAAATGCTCCCTTGGTATAGGCTAGGATCTCGCTGAGGTCTTGCAGGTTCATCGCTGCCCCGTGGAGCCAGCTAACCCCCCGCACGTAGCCTGCGCGGCGAATGTGGCGAAACTGCATCATGTCCGATGCCGGCACCGTTACGGATTCATTCTTGAATCGGTCCGTGGTGACGTTAAAACTAACAGGAGCGCCAAACTTATCAACTCTTACCCCGTCGTAAAAGCCATCCTGTTTGAGATAGCTGCCTCCAACGGCTTCCGCCCCGATGAATCGAACCCTTGCGCCTCCTGATTGAGTGGTTAGAAACTGCGCGAAGAAGTCCCCGTCGCAGGCGACTTGACGGAGGATGAGGCTTTGCGCCCCGTAGAAATTGACCTGTGCGGATGCGTCGAATGCCCATGCCTCAGCACAAGCTCGGTTTTCAAACGCTCGTTCTGCTAGTCGGTTCCATTCTGGGTTTGAGGTGCGAGCTTTACAAACGATGCCAGTCCCTACCGCCCGTTGCGCTAGATGCTCAATGAGGTAGGCACCCACCCCGGTATTGTTATAGATCCATCGGCACTTTTCGAGGATCTTGATCCGAGTCTGCGGGGTCAGCTCGCGCTTGGGATCGACGGTATTGAGAAAGATGACCCCGCGCTCGGTGGATTGCTCGCCAGCCTCAAATGCTGCGTTGCGTGGCGTTTCCTTCCGTGGTCTGCCTGCCCCCGCCCGTGCGCCCCCCCTGCCCTTTGAATTTTTGATTTCACCCATCGAAATCAATGGGGTGTCAAAATCACACTGGCGAATTGTGATCGCTACGGACTAGCACCGATCCAAGCTGCCTCCCGCCTCTAGGCTCGGCTAGGATCTCTTCGATGGCTTGGAGTAGCAAACCTTTCGGGAAGTTGATTTGACCGCTTGAGCTAGTCCCCTCGGCTGAGATGCTGGTAATCGTTACCGTTTCCGTTGCCTCAGAATAGCAGGCATCGGCCAATGCTTCGAGTTCAGACGCGCATTTCGTGCGCCGTAGGTAGGCCTTGATTCCGGCGATGTCGATCATGCCCTTGCGGAGGAGTCAAAAAAACCCGCCCCCATTGCTGAGGGCGGGCTAGCTTTCCAACTGCATCGGCTTCTTACGCCGGATAACGTGCGATGCGGCTCTATTCCATTGACGGTTTTGGGGTGCACCCCTCACGTTTTCGATCCGGTCCCGGTGGGTCGCTTCTCTTTCGATACGTGCTTGTCACCGCTGGAAAATGGTGTCTCCCGAAGGAATCGAACCTCCATTAGCCGGGTAGAATCCGGCAGTCTTATCCGTTAGACGAGGGAAACTTTTGGCGCCATGGTTGGATTTTCACCAACTGCGGATATTAGTCCGCCGCTTTATGCAACATGGCAGGGGCAATCAATCATGCGGGTGGGGATTGGTCAAGTGGAAAAGCCGGAAAGGTTTCCCCTTCCGGCCTGCTGGTTTTTATACTCCGCTCCCCTGCTTGCGGTTTGTGCTATGCCTGCGATGCCATGCCGAGCCGCGCCGCGCCTCGCCCGGCCTGCGATGCCTTGCCTCGCCCTGCCCCGCCGCGCCTCGCCATGCCTGCGATGCCGTGCCAGGCCTTGCCACGCCGGGCCTTGCCGTGCCTGCGATGGCTAAGATTCGATCAATTCACCCATGGCTTGCATGATTTTTTCACACTCAGTGAGCGCTGCGTATTTCGCGCGAAACGCAATGATGTCCCGCTTGCAGTTTTCCATAAGCTGGTCGTGGTAGCTCTCAACTGATAGAGCTTCGGCAAGTGTCACGTAATAGTTTTCTGGATCTTCCTCAGCTTGGTTAGAAACATTGTGAAACGCTCTTACTTTAACGGTATTCGTCTCAGAAACGACGTATTCGACTTTGATTCGCCGGATAAGTTCGCTGGCTTGAGTCAGTCGGTATCGCCTAGCCGCCGAGGAGTCATCCCAATCGAAATGGCTGTGGAGCGGTGACGATTTCTTTTCGGCTGCTTTCAAGACGATTTCCGCCGTAATCTTGCCGTGTTTTTGTGCTAGTGCGCGGATTGCGTCTGATGCTGTTGTTTTTTGTGCTGTTGTCATTGTTCGGTTTGTGGTAAATTGGAGCGGGTATTTATACCCCGGTCGCTCCAGTCCGGTTTGTGCTATGCCTGCGATGCCCTGCCGAGCCGTGCCTCGCCCGGCCGAGCCTCGCCCGGCCTGCGATGCCGTGCCGTGCCCTGCCGCGCCGGGCCACGCCACGCCACGCCTGCGTAGGTGGTTGGTTGGTTAGCGTGCATGTTAGCGTTTTGGCTTGCCGTGGGTTATCCGCCACGGCGTCGGAAATTATTATCCGAGTTTAAATGTGCCCCACCCCATGCCGGCAGACATTTTAGAATCTGGTCTCCCCTCTCCGATTCCGACTTGCGCCCCCACTCTGGTCATCAAATTTGCGGCGTCGGTCGCGGTGAACTGGTCCGCATCGTATTGCACTCTGACATCGGCAGACCATGGCCAAAATTTCGCCCGCACTCGCAAATCACACACTCCGGTTGCGTTGCGGGCGTGCATAAGGTGGCTTTCAGGAGTGCCGTTGATTTTAATGAGTGGCACGCCGTCAACCCGGTCGAAGCCATCTGGAAGGATAAATACTGACAGCTTGGCAAGGGTCATTTTAAAACCTACAAGGCGGCAAGCGGAGATCATGCCGTTGCGAAATGCGCTAGCGGGGATGCCGTTCCATGGCTTTTTGTCGTCGCTCATGTGCTGAGCTTGCAGGAAATCTTGATTGAAATCCCGAGCATCCTTGGATTTCTTTTTGTTAGCCTGGCTTCCCGCCTCGTGCTTTTCCCGCATGGCATTGATTGCCTTTTCCGAAAATCGGAGCTGGATATATGGTGCCGTGCCGACGATCTTGAATACCGCCGTGGCGATTCTCGGCGCTGTGATTTGGACGGTTTCGGTTTCGATTTTTTTAGTTGGTGTTTTCATCTGTGTTGTTATTGTTAGGTGGCAATTGCCTGAGATTCTTCATAGCCCGCTTGGCATCCTGCATCATCGCCTGTTGCTCCGGCGTGATCTTCCGCTTGGACTTTGCCCCGCCCTTGCTGGCGAAGTGGCGAGAGATGGCGGATTCTTGGATATGGTGGTTGCAGTTAGGGCAGTTCATGGATTCGGGAGTATTGCCGCAATCCGCGCCAAGATGGCGTCGAGTTCGGCGAGTTGTGATTCGAGTGTGGAGATGGTTGGCATGGGGGTGATGGTTGGCGGGGGATTGGATCCAGATTGGGTTGTATTAGGCTTTGCGGATTTTTTCCGCGCCATCCCATCGGAACAGACCGTCCTCGCGTGCCGCTCTGGCGGTTTCCATGAGCAGAGTACCAGCCACGCAGCCGCTGAGGCATCGGCTGATTTCCACGTCGCTGTTGCTGGTGGCTCCCTCGGCCTTCATCCTGCCGATTATGGAGTCCCAGTATTTTTCCCAGTAGGATTTCGTTGTCATTCAGGCGGTTGGTTGGCATTGGCCTGCATCACTGGCCTTTTTCCATTCGGCTTTCAGGGCGAAGAACTCGGCGGTGATTGCGTGGAATCTTGCGCGGGCTGCGCGGGTGCAGTTTCCTTTGATGCCGGATTGCTCGGTTTGGAGAGCGATGAGAGCGGCTTGGTATTCTTGGGCGGTGCGGTTGGTGTTGGACATGCGCAACTCATACCGTAACGGGCTACGTTCACAAGATCTTTTTTCATAAATCTTTTCAAAAGTTTTTCTTGCCATGGCGGGCGGGGTGTGATTCTAGGATTTGCTTTTTCCATGGTGCTCCAGACGATGACAATTAGGGCAAAGCACTAAAACATTGGAATGGATATACCCTACTTTTGGATTAATCCTATGGCGATCACAAGGGGCTTTATCCCATCCGCATTTCACACAGACTAGATTCGGAATCGTGAATTTTCCTTCAAAAATTCCATTTGGGTCAAGGGGGTATTGTCTACAAGTTTTATTTTTGATAAATGAAAAGGATGCTAGTTCTTGAGAATGTGCCAAGCGACACAGCACAATTTCAAAGCGTCGCCGTAGTGGTCATGCGCGATGTCCTTGAACACAAGAATCTGCCCGCTAGGAGTCTTACGCTTCACCAGCTTTTGCCCTGAGATGCCCTTGAGAAACTCCTTGGTGATCTTTTTAGGAATCTGAATCGGCGGCTTGCTGTCTTTGATGCGCGTTATGTATAGCTCAGTCTTGAGCGAATGGTCAACGTAACCATAGAGGACAATGCCGGGGTATTGCTCAATGATAGTCTTGGAAATCTTACCTCCAAACGTCGCGCCTGATCCTTTGGCCGCGTGAAAGAATCCGCCGCTATCAGCGCATGTCTGATAGCAGCGATAAGTCGCCCAGCCCGAGTCTATCAACCCGCATTCAGCTTGGACCATCTCCCCGCTTGGCGTCGGATACTCTTTGCCTATGAGGTCAAGCAAGTCCTCAACTGCTAGGCATGTCGCGTAATCTATCACATATCCAGCGCCGTCGGCATCGAATGCAGTAACTACATAATGCGTTTCACTCTGTCCTGGGTCAGCACATATCACCACGGAGGATGGGTTATCTATCGGGCAAGTGCCCTGCTCATAGTCTCCCTTTAGTCCTAAGATTCGAGCATCGGTGATGCTAGTCTCTACCTGCTCCCATGGCATTGCCATCGCGCTATTTGTAAAGTCCTGGAGTCCATTCATGGTCTCCGTATCCCTCAGAAACTTAACCGCCAATGCCCCGAAGGAACATGAACGCCAAGGAGCATAAAGCGAATTTAGATGAAACGAACGAAAGCCTTTCTGCGCGGATGGATTCTGAGCTTCCCAGATTCCCTCTTGGAGCATCTCCATTTTCATACCGTCATTGATAGACTCCTTGCAATGCTGGCATTCATAATGCGCGGACTCTTCGACCTTCGACATATCCCACTTGTCATCTGTCTTGGCTTCCTTGTCCCATCGGACTTGTTCCCATAGTAACTCGATGCGCTCGCCACAATGCGGGCAGGGAAGCAGAAACTTTTCCTGTGTGCCTTTTAGATACTCCTGCCAGATTGGACCGTCAACGGTGGTAGGGGTAGAGGTCTTGACGCGAAGTGATCCGATGAAACTCTTTGTTCGGTTATCTGCTAGATGCACGGCAGATGTTTCGGTATCTGTCTCCTTTGCAAATTTATCAATCTCATCTTGGTTGACTTGTCCCGCTGGTCTGGACGCTAGTTGAGATGGTGAGTTGGACCCGACAAAGTTGCACGTTGCCCGTTTGAAATGCTGCTCGGTCTTTCGGAACTTGTGGACGTTGGCAGGCTTCTGATCTGCTAGCGTTGGGCTGTCATCAAACAGCGGCATCCATCGCGTTTCAGAAAATGACTCCGCAAGCTCCTTGTTGGGCATGACCCACAAGATCGGCTGAGGCTTGTTGCAGATGCGCCACGCCGTCCCGATTTGGATCATGGTAGTCTTACCCAGCTGAGTCCCAAACACTAGCACTAGGTCGCTAACGTCAACGTCGGCAAAGCATTCGAGCGGCTCATTGAGATACGGCGTCATCGCGGTCGAGAACGGCCCGGGCATCTGGGTTTGCCGCTCGCTGAGGATGACTTCATCGCTCGCCCATTGGACCACGCCGCGCCGGTCAATCGGTGCGTAGATGTTGCGGATATGTTCCCTGAGTTTTTCGGCGGCGGGGGTCATGGACTATGCGATATTCTCCGAAAGAATCAGCGATCCCAGCTTCTGGCGTGTAGCGCCACATCGGCAGCATTCCAGCCTCCACTCTTTGCCGGGGATTTTCACTTTTGCTCCGTCGCTCCATTCGTGGTGATGGAGCGGCTCCATGCTTGCGAGTTCCAGCGTGCGCTTGTTTTTCCAGTAGTCGCGCTCTCGTTCGAGCTTGCGGGCCAGTTCGCCTAGAATGATCGCTATGTA